ATGAGGGAATGACACACCGCCTTTCAGTGATTGGAGTTCCTACTTCTATCATTCGAGGTCTTCCTGACCTCGTTGAGAAGTGGGTGAATTGCTCGGGCGTCGAATGGACAATATCTCGGTTGAAAGCCTTGAAATTGGACATTCTTCGAGCCAAGGGTGGCCTGCCACCAATCTCTTCTTTTCGTAAGAATAGAAGAGGGAAAATTGCAGGTGTCCTTGGATCGCTATATAGATACAGTCAGAGAGATGAGAAGTGCTTTGGTAAGGCACTCCAAGCCTCTATGATTTATTCAATGTTTGTTTTTGAGTCTTTGACTCAATCTCAATCAAAGAAGTTCTTTACAGCGATTTCTTCTGATCCACCTAGGATCAAAAGAAACTTCTTGATTAACCTTGGCAGGTCAATCAAGTCGAGTTTTCCACGTATCAAGATTGAGAGAGATGAGGAGCTTTCACTCCTTGTCTATCGCGGTTCTCCTTCGAAGTTTAAGCCCAAACTCAGTTGGGATGAATGGTCTCTTCGAGACTCTTCATTTACTTCTCGGAAACAGGACGAGGATGTATTGAGCAATGCTCTTTATTTCCTTGACCCGAAACACGTTCCTTTATATTTTGAATACGAAGGCTTGTACAGTCCCCTTCTCAAGGGACTACCAAAATTTATTGATAAAATCAATGAACTTGGTTCCTGGTACAAACGTGAATCACGTGATCTTATAGAAGGTGGAGAAATTCATTTTCTCCAAGAAGCTGGTGGCAAACTGAGAAGTATTGCCAGCCCACATCTGGTTCACCAACTGGCTTTACGGCCTCTTGGTAAATCAATCTATAAGCTAGTACAATCCTTACCTTGGGATTGCACATTTGATCAATCTCGACCTTTCTCCGTACTTTCGACTCATTTGTCCGAAGGTAATACTATACATAGTATTGACCTTAGTTCAGCCACTGACTATTTCCCTTTGGAAATACAGATGACTGTCCTTAGAGCATTCTTTGGAAATTGTCCAGACTTACGTCTTTTTGAGGACATAAGTAAGAGTAATTGGAGAGCAGAAGGAATTTCATACTCTCTTAGATGGAAACGTGGCCAACCTCTTGGATTATATCCAAGCTTTGGTACTTTTACATTATCCCATGGAATACTCTTGTGGTTTCTTAATGGCCAAAAACATGGAAATTCCTTCTATGTTCTTGGTGATGATGTAGTTATCCTTGACCAGGATTTATACATCAAATACATTAAGATACTCGAACAGATGAACTGCCCATACTCGAAAGATAAGTCTATTTCGAGTAACGAACTCTCTGAGTTCGCTGGAAAGATAGTCACTTCTAGAGGGATTTATTCCCAATATAAGTGGCGGGAAATTAGTAACGACAATTTCCTTGATATCTGTCGTCAATTGGGCGGTCGCAGTCGATCACTGTTATCATTACGGCAGCGGAAAGTGTTTGATACTGTAAAACATTGCGTTTTACCGTATGGTCTCGGTTTTTCTTACCCAGGGTCAAACCTGAGTAAGATGGTCGAGTTAACAGACACTATCTTTAAGCCTTCTGATAAGGTGGTTGGCTCCATGATGAGCCTATCTAGTACCATTCACCAAAATGTATATGGTGATCGGCACTTAAAGGATCCCCAGAACTTTGTCGCAATGGACGAAGTCCTAAAGATTCTTGAGACCTTCGACATGAAGGTCAGATCGGTTCTCCTCAAACTCCTACCTAAGGAGTTTGTGGCGACATTCCTAGTCTTCCTAAAGGACTTAGGAGGTTTGTCAGGAGTACCGGAGGCAATCTCTGAAAACAGAGAGTTGCCTTCTCTACAACTGTTACCCTCACGGGTATCAACTTTAGAGAGAATGGAGAAACTCCTTTCACTCTGAGGCGTG